ACATGGTCAGCACCAACAGCAGTCACCTCGGTTTGACCTGTGATTAAATCAGCAGTTAATTGAGAAGAACCAACAGAATTAGGATCAGGTATAACACGAGCGGTTTCTCTATCTGGATTAATAACAACAATGTTATTTGTACCAGCAACGGGTGCAGTTGTAAATGTTATTCTTCTAGGGTTGCCTGAATTGTCATTACCTAGTGTATAAGCGGTTGTAGGTTCTTGCCATACATCTTCTACATATACATTTAGTGAATTAAATCCACCTGAAGGTATATCGAAAGACAAGTCAAAATTTACTGAACTTCCGTCGCCACTAAATCTATCTTTAGTTGCTACTGGAGCAAAACTTCTAGCCGGTGATGGTCCTGTATAATTACCCATTATTCTCTCTCTTAGTTAACATCCTCAAGAATTGATAATACAGCGTCAACGCTACTAGCGTTTGAAGCATATATCTTAACAACATCATTCTCCTCTGCCACTATCTTTTGTCCTGATATAACTTTTAAAGTTGAACCAGCAGGTATCGGTACATTCTTAATTAAATGAACATCTGTACTTCCTCCGTGAGACAATATAGCGGTTACAGTTTGTGAAGCGTTAGAAGTATTACAGCAGTCTAACTCAATTAATATACTTGCCTTTGAACCTGGCACAGTATATAATGTAGTTGGAGACCCTGAACTACCACTCATTCCTGAAACATAACCTTTTTTAAATGTATTAGCCATTGTTATTCCTATTTATTATCCTAAAGCAACCGCCATAGCGATTGAAAATCCTTTTGTTGCAATATCAGAACCAGATAAGTCAGCAGCGGTGACACCTGTTGTTAACATTGTACCTGTCTGATCTGGTATTGTTATCGTTCTATCTGCGGTTGGGTTTGCAACCACTAAACTAGTTTCGTGTGCGTCAACACCAGTTCCTTCAAATATTACACTAGTTCCTAGATATAAACTTCTCCATGATTGAGTATCTTGCCCTAAATCAAAACTATTGTGAGTATTAGGTATGAAGTTTGAATTTACATCAGCATTAAATGTAATATTATCAGTAGCAGCGTCACCCATTGTAATACTACCTGTTGCAGTAATATTACCTGTGACCCCTAAACCAGTAGAGGTTACTGATACAATTCCTGTACCACCAACACTTATATCTACTTGATCAGCAGCGCCAAAGAATATACCAGTGTTTGTATCACCAGTATTTGTTATTGAAGGTGCTGCGGCAGAACCATCTGGGAAACTTGCAATACCTGTGATTACAGGATTTGCTGAAGTTGCACTATTACTATTTAGTGCTACAACAGCCTCAATCACATCCGTTGCGGATGCAATCATACCTGAAGCACCGGTTACACTTGCAATATCACCTACATCTACAGCAAGTTCATTAAACTCGACTCTAAACTCTTCTAGAGTATTAGCTGTGGTTACATTTCTATCTGCCATTGTTATCTACCATTTTTACTAATAAGTTTTTTATTTCCTTAAAATCTTCTCTTAATTCGTTTACTTCTCTAACTAAACCTCTAACTGTTTCTCTCTCCGTTTTTCTCATAGACACTTTTCGCATATACACTTCATAACCATTTTTATCTTTGTTAACTATTGCAGTTGACTCTGTATCTCTAACTAAATCTTCATAACCTTCTACTTTTAATTCACTCATTAAACAGCCAATGCAATACCTCTCAAGTCTTTCATTCTTGGTACAACCGCACTATTTGTACCAGTTAAAACTATTTTAAGTTGAAACGAAGTAAATCCACCTAAGTCTGAAACACTAAATTTATATTCTTTAAATGTAGCGTCATCTTCAGCGTCAACAACATTAGTATCTTCAGCACCAGTTGAATTAAATGGTGTAAATCCTATATCTTGTAATCTTCTAGTTTCTTCACCACCAGTCGTTCTAAAAAATACTTTCATATCAGAACCAGTTTGTATATTAGCACTAATACGAATATCTAAAGCGGTTGAATTGTTATCTAGAATTATTGGTTTAGTTAAATATTTTGCCTCAGCACTTGTTTGATTTGCATTTGTTTCAGCAACAAAATCAGGTGTAGTGCCACTTGCAGGATTATTTATTCTATTTTTGGTTACAAATACACTCATTGATTCAAGGTCGATAACTGGTGATAAGTTGGTCTGACCGCTACTCATATCAAGTATTGTCATAAATGACTTATTACCACTCATCTCATTTGTTTCATTTATACTTGAAGCAATAACTTGAGGTGCATTAAATAAAATATTTTCACCTATACTAACTGCCTCAGCGTTAGTTGCTGATGTCAAAGTATAAGATGTTTGAGAACCCTCTATTGATGTACCAGTTGTCGTTCTTACTTTAGTTGTGATTGCTGTACCAGGAACATTCATTGTAGGAATGAATAATTGACATTGGTCTAGATGTCTGTTTTGTGTTGCAACAACGGAAGAACCACCAGCATTACTAGTTGCATTTGCATTTGTAGAAACTGTTATATCATAAGTATCGTGTGTAATATTTGAGATACTTGTATGTGTTGTATTAAATTCACTTGCAGGTATATTATTAAGTGTAGAACCTACACCTGATATGGTTACATTTGAACTTGTACTATGCATACCATGGTTAGGATGAGTCACTCTTACAACAGCAGAACCACTAGTTGTCTTAAATGGATTTGCAGCCAATGTTCTAGTTGAAACAGCGTCATTAACTAGAGTAACCGCTCCTACATTTGTAGTATCAAATTCAGCACGATTAATTTTAAATTTTAAATCTTGCTCTTGACTTGCAGTCCAAGTAGATCCGTTTTGTGATTTAAATAATACACCAGTTGATGGTTGTTTAGAAACTAATCTACCACTTGATAATGCTTTCTTACCAGTCTCAGCAACATAAACTGTATAGTCAGTTGTATTTGCTAAAAGAACTATTGAATATTCTGTATCTTCAGGTAAGTAAATAGGTGCGTCAAAAGTAAATTTAGTTGCAGTTTCGCCAGTTGTTGATGTATTTATTGAACCAGGATTTAATGTTTTGGTTGCAAGGGGTACAATTCTAGCTGAAGGATAACCATTAACTACTGGTCTTATTTCACAACACACAGGTATATTAGATGATTTAGTTGCAAAATATGCCTCTACCGAGGTTACAAACATGCCACCAGGTTGTGATACCATAAATGTTTGTGCTAAAGGATCTCTACCTGCTCTTGAAGGACGACTTCTACCGTTATCGCCGCGGCCTCCGCCTCGGATATCTCCTAATTGTACTCTTGATGTTGATGTATTCGTTCTAGACGATACTCTATCTTCAGTTATTGTATCTCTTCTTATTTGTGATTCTCTAGTTGAAATAATTAATTCTTGTTTTGTTTCAATAATACCTGAAGCAGTATATGTCGCTTCACCATTTGTTGAAATAAGAGAGTCATCAGTTGAATTAGTTGAACTTGAGGTTAACTTAAATACTCTCTCACCTGTTCGCCATCTAGGATTTGAATTCACTTTAGGATCAGGTATTGCAAAAGTACCTTCTACTTTACCATTTGAGTCTGTAATTAAAGAACCACCAAGTGAACCTCCACTAGGGGTCACATAGGCAGTCGCTGCCACATTATCAAAGAAAGGATAAACTCTTGTACTTGGTCTTAATTCAGTAGCAGTAAATGATATCGTTCTTGATCTAATAAATGGTACAAAAGCAACATTAATTGTTCTATCACCAGCACTTCTTCTAACTGTTCTAGGAACTATTGTGGTTCTAATTCCTGTTCTTCTCTCTCCTACTCTCGTTGTGGTTCTTGTAGTAGTCGTTCTAAATGCTGCTCTTGTTGCCGCAAATCTAGTGTTTGATGTTGTGGTTACTTGTGGTGCACCAGTCCAAGAAGTTTGCCATTCATTCCATACAGTTCCCATAGAGAATGAACCATCTCTATTTTGTGTTGCATTTTGTGTCATTGTATCAAAAGGACCAGACTGATTAATTACTAACTCTGGTCGTCTTTCTGTTTCTTTCCACTCATCTCTAGAAGGAGATAATGAAATAGCACCAATAAACTTAATAACATCAAATGGATTTATATTTTCAGTTTGTGTAGCAAATGGTTGTGTAATCTCTGCTGTTTCGGTATATTTAAGTGTTAAGAAATCACCAGTCTTTTGATAATTAGAATTTGATCTAGTCGTATCATTTAATGCTGAAGTTGAACCATCTGAATCTGACTCTACTAACTTAACAGCGTCCGTAAAGTGTGGAGGTCTTGCCTCACCTGCTGCCATATCCATAGCAATATTATAATCATCACTATTTGTATCGCCAGTATCGTGACCTGTAAAGTTATCTACAATAAATCCATTTTTAAATCTATCAAAACCATCAGCGTCTTGTATTTGTAAATTTTCTGCGGCCGCTTCTAATAAAGAAAGTTGAGTATAGTATTCAACATTCTCTATTCTTTTTTCAAGATTACCGATATCTCTCATTGTATATCTTCTATTGTCTTGAGCATTTATAGTAATATCTTCGGTACTAAATGTATAAGCAGGTATCTGTAATGTATAGAGGTGCATAGCATTATCAAGATTATTAGGTACAGGTGTATTAGTTCCTGAAGTACCTTGTACTACTTGAAAGTCGCCCTTTTCAGTAAGAAATATTTTATCAATTCTATCTAAGTAGTGTTCTAAGTCTGAAGATATTAAAGAACCAAATTTAGGTACATCAATCGCAGCAGCACCAGTGCCGTCAAACTCTCTATTATTTCCACCAGAGTCAATAGTTGTAGCGTCATCTACCCTAGGTCTAAAGTCTAAGCAATCTCTAAGTTTAAATATCTCACCAGTTGTGTCTGAAGTATATTCAGGTATAGTGGTATATTGTGCTGAAGGATAACTATCAACACTAAAATATTCACCAGAACCGTGGGAGTAAAAACTAAATGTAATCAATAATCTACCAGTGATTGCAATAGCATTTTCTTTTTTAATTAATCTTCCTATATCATAGAAATTATCTCTCTGTCCTGT